GTGGTCAAGCGGCCGGCGATTGATACGGGAACGGTTTTGGATTTCGGAAATATTACGGAGCATTCTGCGGAATAGGTTCGCGGAATGGAATTTCTCCTTCGGTTTTTAGGGCGCGATGGCCAAAGAGCACGCAACACAAAAGCAGCTCGGCGACTTGTTCAGACGGTCGCAGAGCTGGATCTCCAAGCGCCAGGCGCAAACCACGGATCCTATGCCTCCGGATCTCGCTGGTGCGATGGAGTGGGGCAAGCGCAATGGGCTCCTGGTCGAAGAGGGTATTGCGCCTTCGACGCCGGCGCCGGCCGGCCTGGATGTGGCAGATCTCGAGCTCAAGCAGGCCAGGAGAGCGAAGATCCAGTTCGAGCTCGATCGAGACGCCGGCCGTTATGTAGCGATCGAGGATGTCGAGACCAGGGCTTTGCAAACGGCTGCAGAGTTCCGCCTGGTCGCTTGCCAGTACCCGGCCCGGGCGCGGAGCATCATCGAGCGCCATGTCCCGGAGGCCTCGACGGTCGACGCGATCATGCAGGACCTGCAGCCACTTGCCGCGGATCTGCTCAACGGCGCCGATCCGAAGGGCCTGGTCACCGTCAAATCGAAAGATGAAGTTCGGGAGATTCTGCTGAAACGCGTCGAGGAGATCATTGCATGTCTGTGACTCTTCTACGCGAACCGGAGCGCCGCGGCGCGTCCGTACGCCGTACGCTCCCGGTTATTCCCTGGGCGATGCTGCGCGTCCGCAATGAACACAGCCAGGCCTTCAAGGGCCGCTATTCTCCGGAGAACACACCGTGGGGCGTTGAGATCGCGGAGTGCCAGTACTGGCCGCACGTCCGGACGGTCGACGTCGTTGGTCCTCCGCAGATCGGGAAGACATTCCACGTCTGCGAGCTGCCAACGCTTTACGATCTCTGCGAAGCGCGCGAGACCGTCTTCTATATGAATGGCTCCGCGGACAACGCGCTGAATATCTGGACGGCGCGATGGCTCAAGACGTTGTCGGTGGATCCTGTGCTCCGGCAGCAGCTCCTGGAGCGCATGGATGCCGGGCGCTGGGCTGAGCGCCATTTTGCCGACGGCGGTCTGCTCTACTCCGCCGGTCCGGAATCGGCCGTGGGGCTGAGCCAGCGCGAGGCGCGGATCGTGCGCTGCTCGGAGCTCGAGAAGACAAGGGCGGCGATCGGCAACGAGGCCAGCTCGTACGCTCTGGCGCGCGATCGCGCCGCGGCTTATCCGGCGACTCATTTGATCACTAGCGATTGCACTGTTACCGTGCGTGACGGGCTTTCCTGGGTTCGCTTTCGCCAGGGCGATCGGAGCCGGCCGTTCGTGCCGTGCCCGGCCTGCGGTCATTACGCCATGCCGGCGCACGAACGGCATCTCGAAGAGCCGGATCTCGAGCTGACGCTAGAGACGGTGCACCTGCTGGAAATCGCCGCGATTTCCTCCGCCACTCCCTCCGCTGCTGAAGAACAGGCGAGGCTGGTCTGTAAACGCTGCGAGCATGCCTTCACGACAAAGGAGTTCCGGTCATCGCTGCGCGCGGTTGTATGGGTGCCGATCGGTTGCCACATCATCCGTCACGATGATGTGAAGTTGACGCCGATCCCGCGGGTTGAATGGCTGGATGAGCTGAGGACCTGGTCAGGGTGGCAGCTCGCGCAACCGGACGTTGTGGAAGGAATCAAGGATCCTGAATCTCCGCCGGCGTGCAAGGGGCCGCGGCTGCCGAACGGCGTCGAACTGGGTTGGACGCCGGAGGCGCAGCCGAGCGAAACGCTGCCGGCATTCCGTCCGGATCCGCGCAAGGCCTCGTCGCGATCGTTCTGGACGTGGCGCCTGCTCTCACCGAAATACACGATCGGCCAGGTGGCGCGCGAAATCGTTGCCAGTGATCTGGGCGCGTTGACCGGCGACCTGATCGACGATCAAAAGAATTGCTCACAGAAGTGTCTCGTGCTTCCTTACACGCCGAAGATGATCGGCGACGAAAGCGATTTAAGCATCGACACGGTATTGTTGACTGTGAGCTCGCTGCCGCGCGGACGGGCGCCGGAATTCAATATTGCATTGACTGCAGGCGTTGACATCAACGAGGACGCGGTGCGTGCGGTGAAGCGGGCCTGGACTCGAGAAGGCGAAACGTACCTGGTCGATCATGTAACGGAATGGACCGGCCTTGTTCAATTCAAGAAAGAACTGGGAAAACGATTGGACCGGCGCGATGCGCGGTTTCTGGCGACGCGAACGCAGGCGATCTATGCCGCGCTCGATCGCGTCTGGGTATGGATCTCCGCCGGGGCCCGCGACGCAGCAAACAATCCTGTCAGCGTCGACATGACGTATGTGGACGCCGGCGCCGAATGGGCAGATGAGATTTACGCGTGGTGCGGAAATAAGTCCTTTCACTGTCTGCGTCCGATCAAAGGTTTTGGAGTTGGTTCCCGACTCTTGCGCCGCGGCGGCCTGACTGGTCAATGGACCGATTCATGTGAAAAGGCCGCGGCGGAATGCGTGGACGGTCGCGGCCGACCGTTGAGGCACCAGTACTACGATCCGAAAGACAAGCGTATGTTGATGCGCTTGCATGCCGATCACTGGAAGCGTGAAGTTCAGAACGGTATCAAGATCGCGTCACTTCGTGCGAAAGCGCTGCAGATGAACGTCGGTGAATCAGTTGCAATCAAACCATGGTTCTTTGTTCACGCCGACGTCAGCCGTAATGATGATTATGTGAGCCAGGTCATTGCGGAGCGTTGGGAGGAGTTTCTCCATCCGAAGACCGGCAAGCGGGAAATGGGATGGAAGGAATATCAGGACGCGAATCACTTCCTGGATTGCGAGGCCTACGCATTTGCTGCGGCGGGCGCTGTCGGCATTACTGCCGGCAATCCTTCGATTTTGCAGACGTCTGCAAATTCTCAAACTACAGCAGCACCGGCGCCGGCCGGGGTGCGTGTTCCGGAGATTCCGAGTCAGTTTAGGCGTGAGCGGTTTTGAAATGCGGATCCCGTGGGGGGAGAAGCGGAGGATGGATGAATACGGATCGTAAGACGCGGGTAGCAGTTCCAATGCCGGCAATGTCTGGAGATTTTACGAAGCCTGAACCGTTGCCGGCTCCAAAGAAGCCAGTAGGGCCGAAAGAGGAAGGACCGCCAGCGGCTGCGCCGGCTCCGCGGAAGTTTCTAAAGTCGGGCGGGATATATTGCTCGAATGCAGCTTGTCGATCGCCGCGGTCGAAAGTCCTGCGAACAGTTCAGGAAGAAGGTGCAACCGTGCGCTATCGTGAATGCATGGATTGCGGAACGAAGTTTAAAACGACAGAAGCCTAATAGTTTATTTCTATTACTGCACTTTATTTCTATTAGTAGCACTCTCGATCGACTACCCCATTGCCATCGCGCTGCGAAAATTGTAATCAGCAGCGTATGGCATTGGATCAGACGCAATTCGAGACCTATTTGCAGGCCGCGATCAACGCGATGGCTGGCGGAGATTATGCGACCGCACGACAGCAGGCTGCAAACGCTCGAATTTGCCGTTTGAACCTTCCGAAGAACTATTCGATTCAAAATCGTCAACTTACTCGCTGGGATAATCTTGACGATCTCGACAAGGCGATCGCCGAGCACGAACGCGCCGCGAACGGCGGCGGCGACGTGCGCATGGTGCCGATCGGCTTCGGGAGGGCGGGATGAGTGATATGAGTTTCACTCCCGAAGCGTCTCCCGTGCAATCAGAGAACAAGATGCCGGGGCGGCCGGCTGTGATGATGGGCAGGCGCGCGCGCAAAGCGCCAATGGCCGTCCGGGTCTCTGCTCGGATTGGAAGTTTTATCTCGGATGCAATCTCGATCGTGGCCCCGATGACGGCGTGGCGCATGGAGCACGCGCGCACGGCTTACTTCGCGCAGCGCGGCTATGAGGCTTTCAATAAGTCGCGGCTGACACAGCATCGTATCACGACGTCACGCGATGCCGACAGCGAGCTGAACGGAAAGATCGGCCGCATCCGATCGTTTGCGCGCGAAGAGGTTCGCAACAACGGGCTGGCGCGCAATATGGTTCATGCGCGCGGCAATAACGTCGTGGGCGACAGCGACACCGGACAGGGGATTACGATCGATCCGGCTGTGCGCATGCCTGGCAGCGACAGGGCGGACGTCGAAACAAACAAGCTCCTGAAGCGACTGTGGCGCGAATACAAAGATCGTCTGGAGCTCACCGGCCGCTGGGGCGAACAGGACATTTACCGCACGGCCGACAGCGAGCTGCTTGTGGCCGGCGAAGTCCTGATCCTGATTCACGACAAGCCGGCAGCCGGCTCAGATCTGCCGTTCTCGCTGGAGGTGCTCGAGCCGGATCGGTTGCCGACGTCGCTGGAGACATTCGGAACGGCAGTCGGCGCGACTGAGATGCCGCTGCAAAGCGACAACGGGCCCGTGACCGAAGATCCGAGCGCGCTGCAATACACGGGCGCGGTGTTCGGGCCGATGCAACCGTTCGGCGAATTCCCGGTGGTTGATAAGAAAACAGGTAAAGCCGTAATGCACTACATCAAGCATGGGATCGAATATAACGAAGATCATCACGTTGTTGCGTTCCATGTGCTGAAGGATCATCCGGGCGATCAGTACGCGATCGGCACACATTTCGAAACCGTGCGCATCGATGCTCGCAATGTCATTCACTACTTCCAACCGGAGCGCGCTGAACAGACGCGCGGCGTTTCCGGCATGACGGCGGCGCTGCCCCTCCTGGCGGACATCCGCGACCTGATCACGTGGGAGCTGATCGCCGTCAAGATGGCGGCTTGCTTCGGTGTGCATATCAAGGGCGGCTCGCTGAACCCGCTGCAGTATCAGCAGAATTCACAGACCGGCTCGTCGTTGAAAGACGCGTACGGCAACACCGTGACGCAGCTCGAGCCGGGCATGATGACGATGGGCGAGGGCGAAGTTCAAACCGTCCAAGGCAACCGGCCAGGCGGGACATTCCTGCCATTCTATCAAGCATTGGTGCGCCTGGCGTCCGCGGCTTGCGACATTGGCTATTCGATCCTCGCGCGCGATTACACGGGCGGCTCGTTCTCTTCATTGCGTCAGGAAGCGCTGGAGGATCGGCGCAGCTTCCGCACGATTCAGGGGCTGCACGTCCGGCATCTCTGCATTCCGATCTGGAAGCGCTTTGTGGGCGCCTGCGCCATGTCGGGGAAACTCGGCGAGCAGTTGCAGGCTGAATACCTCAAGAATCCGGCGCGGCTGTCGGCGTGTTACGTGAATACGCCGGGCTGGGATTATGTAAATCCGCTGCAGGAAGCGACCGCCGAAGCCGTGTTGGTTACGAATGGTTTCAAGACGCTGGATGAAGTCACGAACAATTCGAACATGGAGCCGGGCGAACGGCTGGAGAGCCTGGCGGCATACAAGGCCGCGGCGGAGAAGGCCGGCCTGACGATGCCGTGGGCCTATGGCGTGGCGAAGCCTGGCACGGATGGCGGTAAGGTTCCGAAAGCTGAGAACGCCAAGCAAAACCAGATGAGCGCGAAGGCCGGCGAAGAAGGCGGTCCGACAAAGGACCAGCTCGCCGCGGTTGGCGTCCAGGCAAACGAAGATTTTGGAGGCGCCGATGAAGAGCCTCAATAAATCTTCGAAGCGGATCGCGATCGCGACGCCGCGACGGCAGAAGCGCTTCGCGGCGCTCGACGTCAATTCGATCAACGAGCAGGAACGGACGATTCAGGTCTCGTTCTCTTCCGAAACACGCGACGTTGCGCGCGAAGATGAGTACTTCGGCATGCGAGTGCCTGAAGTGCTACTGCATTCGCCTGGCGCGGTGGATCTGGAGCCGGTGCGCAACATCGGCAGTGTACTGAAGAATCACGATCCGAATCAGAACGTCGGCTATCCGCTGAGCGTCGGCATCAAATCGCGCCGCGGCGTTGCGATTCTGAAGTTCGGCACGACTGCGAAGGCCGATGAGGTCTGGCGCGAAGTGCTGGACAAGACATTGCGCGGAATTTCGGTCGGTTACAAAGTGCTGGAGATGGTCCGGGTGCACGCCGGCGAAAGCTTCGATGGCGTCGAAGGTCCGGCCGTGGTCGCCACAAAATGGCGGGTGCTCGAAATCACACTTACGCCTATCCCGGCTGATGCCAGTGTCGGCGTCGGTCGTTCTCAACGTTCAGCCTTGCGGGCTGACAGAAAGGAAAACATGAGCAAGCAAGTCAAGCGGCCCGCGGGGCAAAAGCGAGCCAAAATCAAAGGCAGCTTCAATGTCGAAAGCGGCGACCTGGCGCAGGACGTGAATGGCTCGGATTACACCGACGAAAGCGATGAAGGCCGGCAGGTGACCGGAGACGAAGGTCTCTCGCACGATGCGGATGCATCGGAAGAAGCCGCGGAGCTGAACGAGAGCGGCCGCGATGTCGTCGTGGATGAAGACGATGACGAAAGCGAGCTGAACGCCAGCGCCGGCGAAGACAACGGCGACACCGCCGCGGACGGAACCGAGCGCGATGGCGAGATGTGCGGCACAATCCGCCCGGGCTCGCCAACAGGCGCTCCGCGATCGCGCCGGCCGCAGCAGCGCAGTGTCGATATGCGCCGCGTGGAGCAGCGCGCACGACTGGCCGAACGCGATCGCATCGCCGGCATCCGCCAGGCGGTCCGCAACGCCAATCTGGACGAAGTGGTGGCCGAACGCCTGATTGAACGAGGCGCATCTGTGGCCGGTGCATGTACGGCGATCGTCCGCGAGTTGGGCCGGCGCGACGTCGGTCCGGTGTCCCGCGGCGCGCGCGTGCAGCATGGCGCGGACGCAAGCGATAAGATTTTGCGGCACATGGCCGTGAATCTGTCGCGGCGCATGGGCAATCGCTACGACGAGACGCAGAAGGCGTTCGTTCCGATCATCGACCTGACGCCGGAAGAGCAAAAGGTCGAACGCCAGGGCGTGCGCATGATGGATCTGGCGCGGACGTACCTGCAGCTCATCAACTTTCCCGGCTGGCGGGCAATGGGGACGGAAGAAATGGCGCGGGCGATTTTCTCGCCTGACGCGAAGTATCGCGCCAGCGCCGGCAACGTGTCGGGCTCGATCGCGAACATTCTCGCGAACATCCAGAACAAGGCGATGCTGAAGGCATACACCAAGGCCGCCCCCACCTGGCGGCGCTGGTGCAAGATCGGCAGCACGCCGGACTTCAAACAGGCTTATCGCCTGCGCCTGTCTGACTTCGCGGATCTGCGCCAGACGGATGAAAATGGCGAAATCCTGGACAGCCAGATCGGCGACGAAAAGGAAGCGTTGACGCTCGCCGTCTACGCGCGCCGCATCAGCCTGACCTGGCAGATGTTCGTGAATGACGATCTGGACGCGCTGGGCAGCCTGCCGGCAAAGATGGGCCAGGCCGCGGCGCGCTTGCCGTCCCGCCTGGTCTATACGCACCTGCTGGCGAATCCGACCATGAACGACGGCATCGCGTTGTTCCAGAACGCCGGCACGCACAAGAACTGGGACACCACGGCTACGGCGCTGGGTGCGACGACGCTGAAGACCGCGATCACGGACATGCGCAAGCAGACGTCGATTCAGGCTCCGAACGATTCAGAATTCGCGTCCGAGCCGCTCGATGTCAATCCGGCGATCCTGCTCGTTCCGCCGGAATTGGAAGTCAGCGCCAAACAGATCGCCTTTTCGCCTGGCGATGTGACGGCGCAGCTCTCGGCGAACGTGATCAACGTTTACCGTGACATCATCCGCGAAGTCGTGGTGGAGAGTCGGCTGAGCAATTCCAGCTATTCCGGCAATAGCGCCACGGCCTGGTACCTGATCGGCGATCCGGCGAGCGTGGACACGCTGGAAGTGACGTTCCTGGACGGCAACGAAGCTCCGCGTACCGATGTGTGGGAAGACTTCGACCGCCTGGCGATGCAGTTCCGCGCCTACCTGCCGTGCACGGCGAAGGCGCTGGATTGGCGCGGCATCCACAAGAGCACCGGCGCGTAAACGATCGACTCATAATCAATTCCTGGCCCCGCCAAGCAGTCCGGCGGGGCCGGGGCATTGGAAGCGGAGACCATGCAATGAGTGCTCAGGATCAGGGAATCAAGGCGGCGCAGGATTTCGTAACCGCACACACAGCCGACGCGGCTTATCTGGGCGTCGACGTGACGGTCGCGATCCTAGCGTCTGCGCTTGGCGATGATTCACCGGAGACGGCTGGAATTTTGCAGCGTGCGACCGATCTGAATTCGGCGGTCGTCGTCAAGCTCCAGGCGGATGCCGCGATCGTCGCGCAGAACCTGTCTGGAGCTGCGCTTGTCGCTGGTAACGCATTGATTGTCGAGGCGCTGAAAGGCGCAAAGTTCGGATTACCGGAAGGCGCGTAGCCTCGGGATTCTGGCGACCACAATTTTTTTGGAGGAAACAAACATGGCGTGGGTAGCGACAAAGGAATCCGAAGGCAATGTGATTCCGTGGAAAAACAACAGCGGTGTGACGAAGAACCTCGGCGATCCGGTGTTCGTCGGCAGCCGGCTGGGCATCCTAGTCCAGGGCGCGAATCAGATCGACACGACGCTGGCCAATGCTGCCACGGGTGACGTGGCGGTGGATGGCGTCTGGCGCTTGCCGTCCGTGACGACCGACACGGGCGTCGAGGGCCAGGCCTGCTTCTGGGATACCGTCGCGGCGAAGATCACGACGAATCCCGTGCAGACGCCAGCCGCGAACGTGGCTCCTGGTCTGATCTATGCCGGCCGTCTGGCGCGCATCAAGGCCAACGGCGACACGATCGCAGCGGTCAAGCTGAATGATGCGTGCGACGAACCGACGCTGCATGTCACGTTCCCTGATCAGGCGACGAACGACATTACGATCACAAATCCCTATCCGTTCGCACTGCGCCTGGTCGATGCGCTCATCGAGAATACCGCGGCGAACGGCGCCAACGCGAACACGATCCAGGTGTGCGCGGCCGCGGCGGGCGGTTCGCCGATCACGGACGCGATGTCGCTGAACGCCGTCGCAGCAAACGGTCTGGTGCGCGCCGCACAGGTTCAAACAGCGAACGCTGCAATCGCCGCGATCACGAACTTCTTCATCCGGCAGACGAAGGCCGGCGGAACGATG